CTTAAAGATAAATTATTTCTTAGATGATTTCTCTAAGCAATTACTTACTGTAGATGCAGACCTTTTAGATAACTCAACATATGGTATATTTGTTTCTAACTCTACTAAGGCATTTGAGGTTAAGGAACTTGTATCTCAATTAGCACATGCAGCAATGCAGGCTCAGAAAATTGATCTATCTGATGTTATTAAGATTGTAAGAGCTGATGGAGTACAAGAGGCAGAGGAGATGTTGTTAGCTTCTGAATCTAAGAAGAGAGAAGATATGCAGAGAGAGCAAATGATGCAGTTACAAAAACAACAGGAAATGCAACAACAAGCTTTTGCTCATGAAAAAGAACTAAGAGAATTTGATAGAGAAACAGACTTGATGAGAGAAGAGATTAAGAATAAGAGAGAGATACAGAAACAAACTATTTTATCAATGGGATTCTCTGAAGATAAGGATGTTGATAAGGATGGCAAGTTAGATGTTCTTGAGGTAGCTAAGCAAGGAGTTGATATAGACATCAAACAAAGAAGACAAACTTTAGAAGAACAAAAATTTAAACATCAAACAGAAGTAGATAAAGAAAAAGTAGAGTTGGATAAAAAGAAGAATAACAAAAAATAATAAAACGTAATTTAGAAACAATCAATTAGTATAACCAATTTTTAAGAATCAAACTTAAAAATATTTAATTTTCAAACTTAAATTTGTAAAATGTATGAGTACAGAAAAAGAAGTAAGCTTAGCAGATTTTAATTGGGATAACGGAGATGATTTTTTTGGTGCTACAACAATAGAAAGTAAAGAGGATAACTCTGCTTCTTTTGGGGAAGAACAAAGTAAACCATCAAAGTTAAGTCAAGTAGAAGAGGAAGAAGAACCTGAAAAGTTAGGTCCACAAAAAGAAGAAAAAGAAAGTCAGGAAGATTTCTTTGATGCAGCAGAAACAGAAGAAGAAACTTCATCAAAATCTTCACAATGGTCTAGTATTTACAAGGAACTTAAAAGCAAGGGTGTTATTAGTATTGAGGTAGAAGATGAGGAAATAGATGCTGATAGGTTTGTTGAAATTCAAGAAGAAGAAATTGAAGCTAGACTAGATGAAACAATACAAGCTTTCATGAGTGAACTTGATGATGATGCAAAAGCATTTCTAAAGTTTAAAAGAGAAGGCGGAGATACAAAACAGTTCTTTGATATATACTCCAAATTAAGTGAAATACCTGTACCATCTGTTGATGATGAGAGATCTCAGGAAAGATTTTTAGAATACTATTATTCTAATTATGAAGACCTGGATATAGATGATGTTGATGATAAGATTCAATGGTTAAAAGAAACAGGTAAACTTGGTAAATATGCTGAAAAGATTTATGATCAATTACAAGATGATGAAGAGCAGATGAAAGCTGAAGTCTTAGAAAGACAAAAAAGAGTAGCTGCTCAACAAGAAGAACAAAGAAAGCAACTTGTAAAAGACCTTAAACATACTATAGATACTACTGGTGCAATTAAGGATTGGAATATAACTCAGAAGGATAAAAAAGAACTTCATGGGTATATGACAAAGCCAGCAGTTAAAGTAGGACCTAATCAGTTTTTAACTCAGTTTCAGAATGATTTACAAGGAGTATTTAAAGACAAAGAAAAAATGATTCTTTTGGCTAAAATTATTAGTTCTGATTTTGATGCTACTGACTTGAAAGAAAAAGCAAAAACTGAAGTCATCAGAGAAACAAGACAAAAAATAAATAACCAAAAAGCAAATCCATCAATTAGCACAAAAGGTTCTCGCAATAAAGGGTTAGCAGATTACTTTTAATTTTAAACAAATTTTTTAAAAATGGCACAATTAAATAATAAGTTAGTAACCAAGCAAATGCCTTGGCATGCAAACATGACAGACCTAAATCACTTGGGTGCTGCTCTTATTGCAAAGCCACATGTATTTGAATCAGTAATGACTAAGCTATTTACAGCTACACGTTATTCTGATAATCCAATGACTTACATTTTATCTTCTACTGCAAAAGAAGAAGAAATCACTTCCAATGAATGGGAATGGGGTTTAAGAACAGGTTCAACTAGACCATTGGTAGTAGTTGAAAATGTAGAGCTAGCAGCTAATACAACTCCTGGTAAACTTAAGCAAACATTCAAAATCAAACTTGATGAAAACTGGTTTGTTCCAGGTGATATTATCCACCCAGGTACAACTAACAAAAAGTATCAAGTTCGTATTCAAGAAGAACCTTACAGACATGGTAAAGGTTGGGTTTACACAGTAAGATTGATGTCAGACAATGGTGCTGATTTCCTTCCTGTTACTTACCTTTCTCCAGGTACTCAATGGGCAAAGTTATTCTCTCAATATGAAGAAGCTGGAGAACAATCAGGTTCAACTCAGTACTCTCTTCCTATCACATTGAGAAATAGACTTTCTCGTTTTAGAAAGAAATACCAAATTACAGGTGATGCTCACAATCAGGTTTTGGCTGTTAAAGTTCCAGATCCTAATGGTAAAATGCATGACACTTGGATTAAATATGCTGAGGTTGAATACTGGATGCAATGGTACAAAGAATTAGAAAGAGGTTACTGGTATTCTCGTAGTACAGACTCTGTACTAGGTGCTAATGGCAGACCTATCTATTCTGGTCCTGGTATCCAAGAGCAACTTGAAGATTCTCACATTCATCGTTATACTCACCTAACTGCTACTCTAATTGAAGAGTACTTGATGGACATTTTCTACTCTCGTGTTAAGCCTGGTGGACAACGTAAAATCAAAGCATTTACTGGTGAATATGGTATGATCATTTTCCATCGTGCAATCCAAGATTGGATGGAGAAGAAAGGATTTATCCAAGTTGTAGACCAATTGTTCATTGACAAAACTACATCTCCTTACAATGACCAAGCTTTAGTTGCTGGTTATCAGTTTGTGAAATATAGAATGGCCAATGGTGCTGAACTAGAACTTATCCATAATCCTCTATATGATGATCGTGAAATCAACTTTGAAATTGATCCTGTTACAGGTTATCCTACAGAATCAATGAGGTTTACATTCCTTGACTTCTCTGGTGAGAAAGGTGAATCTAACATCAAGCGTATTAAGAAAAAAGGTGGTATGTCTTTGATCTATACTGCTGGTTTGATTACTCCTTATGGTCCTGTAAACAACAAACTTGCTTCTCACTCAGGTGACTACTATGAAATGCATGTTAAAGACCAATGTGGTATCCACATGGAAGATGTATCTCGTTGTGGTGAACTTATCCTTGCTCGTAACTAAAATCCAATATAGGAGAGGGGTTATTCCCCTCTCCTTATAATACTTCACTTCATTCCAATTTTTTTAACTAAATAGAATTTTATGTCAGAACGTAATCCAAATTTTGTAGAATTAAGACCTATAGAAACAAGTAAGTGGCATGGTAAAACAGGTAAAGATGACTTTAGTCAAGACCAATCTTCACAAGTTTTATATGATGCAACAACAGGTAAATATGCAACTGGCTTAACAGAAGAAGAAGCAGAGAAATATGGTAAGCTAATGGGTTTAGATTTAAGTGATACTTTTAATCCTAATAAACCTCATGAGTTTTGGTCAACTAAAGTAGCACAGTTAAAGTTTCCTAACAGAACACTTGTGTTAGATATATCAAGACCATTAGACTATATTAAAGTTAAAAACTACAAAGCTTCTGTATATGTAGCTAATTCAGAAAAAGAATATCAGGAAGGTAGATGGCCTTTAGCAACACATATTCTTTATGATGAAGGAGAACATGTTGAGATTGAAGCACACAAGTTAAATAAGAAGAAAGAAGCTTATAAGATTATTGATAAGCTTACTAAAGAACAAAAAGTTTCTTTGATACAGATCATCTTAGATATTTCAGTAAGAAAACAATCCAATGAATTCATTGAGGTTAAGATTTCTGAAATTATTGAAGGAGAATATATAAATGAATTTTTGAAATATTCTAAAATGGATAAAAACCAACTATACATTAAGGGTATGGTGGTTGAAGCTTTATACAAGAATATTTTAACTAAAGAAGGTGCAGGTATTTATTACATGGGTGATATACTTGGACATAGCATAGAAGATGTTACAGAGTACTTTGCTAACCCTCAGAATCAAGAGATTAAAGCAAGAATATTAGAAAAACTAAACTAATAAATAAATAGTGGGACATGGATGCTAGAGCAATGCATTATGATTTAAAATTTAAACTTAACAAAGTTGATTCTCAACAATTCAGAAACTTAAAGGTTCCTGAAATTGACTGGGCACTTAATGAAGCACAAGAAGTTTTTATCAAAAACATTGCTGAACCAAGAACCAAAAACGGTTATGGATTTGAAGTGAATCAGAGGAGTATAGATGACATCAGAACTATAGTTGTGAATAATCTAACTCCTCTTCCTACTATCCCATTTGATACAAAGTCTGATACAGTAACATTACCTGTAGACTATTTGTATTTCTTATCAGGCTATGCCTGTATTACAAAAGGAAAATGTGAAACTAAAGCTAGACTTTATTTAAAGCAGCATGATGATTTACATGAAGAGAGTCCTTTTGACTGTAGTTCATTTGAATGGGGAGAAGTCAATATAAGATTTTTCGAAAATGGACTACGAGTATTTAATGATGCAACCTTTATTGTCGATTCCATATGTGAGTTTAATTACATTAGGAAACCTAAATATATACAAAATGCTCAAGATTATGTTGGTGGAACTTATAAGTTACCTAATGGTACTATACTATCAGGTTTCCAAAATTGTGAGTTATCAGAACATACTCATAGAGAGATTGTAGATATTGCTGTACTTATCCTAACTGGACAAATGCAGATTCCTGATTATCAGATTAAACAAGCAAAAATTAGTCTTTTAAACAATTAAATTAATTTAAAAAAATGAGTGCAAATAACCCAGTTTTTCAAGTACTTGTACCTACTGGAAATCAAGGAATACTAGCAGCAGGTTCTGCTGTGACTTCTTTAGCAGTTGGTCAAATTGGTGTATTTTCTGCTACTACAGGTTTATCTCAAGATGCTACCACTATTGTTAATGAAAGAGCTATCTTTTTGGCAGTAGGTGTAGATACAACTGGAGGTACTACTTTAAATAGTGTTAACACATCAGCAGGTCAAAACATTCCTAGAAATGACATTGATGCTTATAGCTTCAGATGTTATAACCCTGAACAACCAAACATTGTAGACATTACAAACTTTACTAATGTTGAGTGTGAAACTACCTACTCTTTCAAAATTGAATTTAGAGGTAATTCTCAAGCATACCAAATGTATGGTTTCAATCAGTTTACTAAAGTTTTCTCTGTAACAACTCCTTGTTGTGGTGCAGGTTGTGATTGCCCAAGTGGTGATTGTAACAAGCTAGCAGAACTATTTGTTAATGCAGTTAATGCTGATACAGATGGTATTGTATTTGCTAACTACCTTGACTACACTACAACTCCAGGTTCTCCTGTTGTAGTTCCTGCTGTTGACGTTGCTGCATGGATTGCTGCTAACCCTGGTAAGTGTTTAGGAGTTCGTTTAACAGACATTCCTTCTAAAGTTTATACTTACTGCCAAATTCCTCTAAGATACTACAAGATGGTACAATTCTTAATGATTGTTTCATTGATTGATGATCTTAGTTGTGAAGCACTTACTAACACTTTCCAAATTCCTTCATTTGGTGAAGGTCAAGGTAAAGACATTGGATGGTTAGAGTATGAAGCAGGTGGATACAATGGTAAACCTGGTCCTTACAGAGTTGGTGAAATGGCTGGTACAGCTATTGGTAACTTTGAAAGATACTCTACTAATTCAGGTAAGTACAATCAATTAAACCTTCACTATTCTCCTCAAATTGTAGGTGGATGGGATGAGTACAAAAACAAAATGAATACTATAGTAGTTGCTGAGTGTACTACAGGTGTTAATGCCAATAGAACATTTGATCAATTACTTCCTGTTCTTGATGCTTACTTTGGTACTCAAGGATTCAAACCATTAGAAGATGCTCTTGCAAATTGTGACTGTTCTACAGTTCAATTTACTGATGAGTTTGCTGCTGATGAAAATGGTTTAGGATAATTCTAATTTATATAAAAAGAGAGAGAAACACTCTCTCTCTTTTTTATTTTTTTCATTCTTTAAAATTAAATAAAATGGGAATCCCTAAATATTTAGAAGAAAAAATTAAATCTATTATTCATTGTTGTATATCTGCTATCCAAGCTGCTATAGCTCCTAATACTCCTACTTTTATCTTAAGAAGACCTAATGATGAGCCTTTTGTAATTGATGGTCCTAATAATGATCAAGCTACTGTAGGTATGGCAGATTATGCTTTAGTTGGTACTCCTGTAATTACAGGTAAGCAATATAATGGAATTGATGTTTATGAAGCTAGATTTGATACTGTTCTTTCAACTACTGGTGGCACTATTACTTTAGAAACTGGTGTTGATAGATTATTTGAAGCTGATTTAGTTTTTCTTTCAGCTGGCATTCAATATTATCTTAATGGTACAATAGATACTGTTTGTGATGCTCATGTAATAGTTGATGGAACAGATTTAAAACTTGTATGGACTACTGCTCATACTACTGATAGAGTATACTCTATTGTAAGATTTATTTATGATTAATAAAAATCAAAAATGCTAACATTATCTAAAACAACAGATTGTGGGTATATAAAAATAGAGTCCGATATTTTATCGGACTTTATTTCTAATCCTCAAAACTATACTAGTTTTACAGTTACTGGAAAAGTTAATTGTTGCACAGAGTCTAACCATACTCAAACTATAATTGGAGATCAAATAGGTCTTAGTGAATGGACTATAAAATTTCCAACTACTACTACATCTTATATCAATGGTATTTGGTTTGAAAACATTTATACTAATGCTAGTTTTAATGTATTGACAACTCCATTACTTGTAGGAAATTATAGTTGTTCAATAGGAACTATTACTGCTTTATTTCCAATTGTTGAACAATACTTTGTAGATAACTTTGCTATAGTTCCTACTCAAAGTTATACTTATGATTCTTTAACTGGAGAATGTATATATACTATTTCTGATTTACCTTCATCAATTAAACCTAAGTATTTTGAAGTAGAAACTAGTTCTATAGTTACCTATACTTATTTTAGTTTCTTACCTATAAATAATGGATTCTTTGATGGTGCAGCATTGTTATTGAGTCCTATGTTTTTTGCTCAAGGTAACACTTTTCAAGATGGGGTATATACTATAACATTGAATTACATTAATTCAGAAGGTAACATCATTACAGAAACCAATTGTTTCTTTTTAGATTGTAATACTGGTTGTACAGTATCAACAAAGATAAAAGAATTACAAGAAGCTAGTAATGAAAAAAATGCTACTAATATCTTTTTATTACATTACACTCTAGTTGAAGGTTCTAATTGTGGTTGTAATTGTGATGAACTTTGTGAAATATTTCGGAAATTGTGTACTAATTTAAATTCATCTTCTTGCCTTTGTGGTTGTGTATGAAAACAAACTGTAACATAGTTAAAAACATGTATGACAGAGTAATCCGAAGAAAACTTGGATTACTCTGTACTGATGACTTATCTAATGAAATATATTTAGAATCTTACAGAAATAGATTAGACTGTGAGATAGTTGATACATCTTGTTATGGTGATAACAAACCATGTGAAACTACTACTTATATACCTTGTGGTTTTACTGTAAATATTACCTATGAACAAATAAATGGTAACTATGTATTTACTGCAACTCCTACTGGCAATGTTGGTGCTGTAACTTATACTTGGGATTTTAATCCTTTTGCATGGAATGTAGTAAGTATTATAGGAAATGTAATGACATTAGAGCCAGCATATCCTATAGGTGGATCTTTTATTTCTGTTACAGGGTTAGACACTAGAGAGTGTCCTGCAGTAGATTATATTAGAAATGTACAATACTATACTGCTTTAGCTTTGACTACAGATTATAAATGTAAGATAGGTGACATAGGAGATTTCTGTATTACAGTTGTAGGTGGATATCCTCCTTATACTTTAGTAGGATCTCCAGGTGGTGGAGAAGTTATAACTTCAAGTGGAGGTTCATATTGTGAATCTCTTTTAAATGGAACTTCTTGGAGTGTGTATGCTATAGATTCCCAATCTAATGTAACTCCAATTAATTCAGGAACTATAGTTTGTCCTTTTGATTGTGATAGTGTTACTATTAATTCTGATGTAACTATAGATTGTTTAGTAGATGGATTAGGAAACTCAACAGGTCAAGCTCAAGTATCTGCTAATCCTACAGGTGGTACTGCACCTTATATTACTACAATATCAGTTAATGGTGGTCTTCCAGTTACTTTTGTAAATGGATCTATATACAATCATGATGATGATATTGAAATATTTGTAGTAGATGCTAATAATTGTGAAGGATACTTTATGGATAAGATATCTTGTCCTCCTACAGTTCCTGGTGGTTTATTTGATGATTGTGAAGCCTTAGCTGGATATTTAAAAGATAATGGTGGTGTATTTGCAATACAAGTTTCTATTCTTAATGCTGCACTTGCAGTAGGTGGTGGCTACTTTGTAGACTATAAAGTTGAATGGGTTAGTACTATTCCTGCTCCTTTAACTATTGCTAACTTTCCTGTAGTACAAGCTACTATTACAAATAATACAATTACTAATTTAGGTAGTCAAACTGTATTACCTTCTTTTGCACCAATAGGTAATCCATATGTATATAATGGTGGAATAGTTACTAATAACCAAGTAACTATACAAGCAGGTTATACTACAAATTTAATTTGTGGTCCTTCACTTAGAGCTTTTGTTCCAGGAGTTCCTAACTTAAGTTTAAAAGTTGATTTAGATTTTACTGTAGTATTACCTAGTGGATTAGTTTGCCATTTGTGTGATTCAGCATTGTTTAGTTTAGATTATGATCCTTGTGATTTTATTCCTACAGATCAAATTGAATTTCTTTTATTAACTGTTTGCCCATAATTTATTAAACTTAAAATATTATAATGAGATGTTTACTGATCCCCTTATTTCTAAACTTATAATTTATATTTTAACTTTTTTATTTGCATCACTAATAGGAGTGTTAACTTGGGTTGGTAAATCTATAATTTCTAAGATTAATATTATAGTGCAAAACCAAGAGCATGATGCTATAGATAGAACAAGTATTAAAAAGGATATAGATTCAATTAAATGTGATATAAGTGAAGTTAAATCAGAACTTAAAGATATCACAGAAATAAAACAAAAACTTGTTAAGCTTGAAACCAATGAAGTACACCTTATCTCTAATGTATCTAGCATTATAAATAACATGGGTGATGTTCAAAAAAAACTTACTGAGTTATCTGAAAAGGTTTCTGTCCATGAACAAATAATAATTAAACCTAAATAATATGCAATTATTAGAATTATTAAAAAAATACCAAAGACCTGTTAGAACTGTTCTTTGGACTTTATTGATTACTCTTTCATATCTTACTTGTTTATATAGTTCAAAACCTTGTCCTGATGGATTTGTAGTTGAAACTATTCTTATAGCAATGTTTATAGATATGGGTATTTATACTATAACAAGAACATTTGAAAAAACTAAAAACATAAATAACAATGACAACTAGAGATGATATCCATAAAATTAAACAATCATTAGAGTGTGCTTGTCAAAATAATGCTGCTAATCTTGTAGTATTAGGAGATATATTAGATACTTTAGAAAGTATTAACACTACAACTCTTAATGCTAATTGGACTAGCATTGTAGGAAACTCAATTGATTATACTTATGATGCTAATAATAATGTAACTGTTGCTGAATACTATACTGGTGCTACACTTATATTTACTCAGACATTTACATATGATGCAAATAACAATTGTACTAATATAACTACAACGTAATAATATGTATAGAATTAACCCCTATACTGGAAGACTAGATAATGTTGGTAGCTATCAAAATATTGGTTTTTCAGACTCCCCCAACTTTGACGCATTTAGTAGATTAAGAATTTCAAATCCTCTTACTTTATTTAATGCACAACTAACTTATGATCTTGCTCCTTTATTATTTGAACAAATAACAAATGGAACAGGTGCTGCAATTACACATGATGCAACAAACAGATATGCAAATATGGCATTTTCATCTACCCCTACAGGTGGAAAAGCAATAATGCAATCATTTGAATATTTACCATATCAACCAGGTAAATCACAGTTGATATTTGTTACATTTAACTTTGTTGAAGGTGTTCCAAATGTTTTAAAATTTGCAGGTTACTCTGATGGTATTAATGGTGTTGAATATCAATTAAATGGTACACAAAAACAATTTACTTTATATTCATCAACATCACAAGGTAATCTTACAATTACTCAAAATAATTGGAACTTAGATAAATTAGATGGTACAGGACCTAGTGGTGTTACACTAGCAACAGATAAAGTTCAAATATTGGTAATTGATTTACAAGCTTTGTATGCAGGTAGAGTTAGAATAGGTTTTGATATTGATGGAGTAATAATATATGCACATGAATTTTTACATGCTAATATAATTTCACCACCTTATTTAGCTTATGCAAGTTTACCTGTAAGATGTGGAATGACATCTACTGCAACAGTAACTACATCAATGTATTTTCTTTGTTCTGTTGTAATATCAGAAGGTGGAGGAGATGATGTTAGTCAGTTTGGATTTACATTTCAACAAATGAGTGGATCAACAAATGTTTTAACATCGCTTACACATGTTTTAAGTTTAAGACCTAAGCTTACCTTTAATGGTCTTACTAATAGATCAAGGGTATCATTTATTGATGTTGAAGTTTATAATGGAGGAAATCAACCTATAGAATGGCATCTAGTAGTTGGTCAAGCTTTAACAGGTACTACTACATTTAATGATGTTAGTACTGCTTATTCAAGTACAGAATATAATACTGCAGGAACTCTTAGTGGAGCATATGCTGTAAAAATAGATGGTGGTTGGGTTCCAGCAAGTGGTAGTGTTAAATCTGTTACAAATACAGCTATCAATTCAAGATATCCAATTACTTTAAATGCAGCAGGTGCACATAGAACATTAGGTACAATCAGTTTACTTATGACAAGTTTAAGTGGAACACAAGCATGTAGGGGAGCAATAAAATTTAGAGAAATCAGATAATTAAAATTATAACAAGATGTATAAATTAAATCCTATAACTACTAAGCTTGATTATTATGAACCAAGTAATAATTCAATAGAAATACAAGTTGCTGCAAGTGATGAAACTACAGCAATAACTGCTGGAACTGCTAAAGTAACTTTTAGGTTACCTTGTGCTTTTACTTTAACTGAAGTAAGAGCATCATTAACTACAGCACAAACAAGTGGTAGTATTTTTACAATAGATATAAATTTAAGTGGAGCATCTGTTTTAGGTACTAAATTAACTATTGACAACACAGAAAAAACAAGTGTAACTGCTACAACTCCTGCAACATTAGTTACTACATCAATGACAGATGATGGAGAAATAACAATTGATGTTGATCAAATTGGTGATGGAACTGCAAAAGGTTTAAAAATAACTTTAATAGGTACAAGATGATAATTAATCCATATATATTTAGTAGTGTTAGTTATGACCCTGATGCACAAGCATTCTTTAATGCTACAGGTATAACTAATACTGTTCAAATGAATGCAGTAAATCAATTGGTAATTGATTTAAAAGGCTATAATATATGGACTAAATGTATTGCTATATATCCATATGTAGGAGGTACTGCTACAACTCATAAGTTTAATTTAGTTAATCCTTTAGATACTAATGCGGCATTTAGGATTCTTTGGGCAGGTGGTGTTACTCATAATGCTAATGGTGTAACAGGTAATGGCACTAATGGTTATGGTGAAACTTATATACAACCATCAACACATTTAACTCAAAACTCAACTCATATATCATTTTGGAGTAAAACAAATAGTCAAAATACAAATGCTGAAATGGGTATTCAAGATGGAGCATTAAATGCTTCATTGAGAGTAGTAACAAGAAATGCATCTAATCAAAGTATATATTCAGTTAATGATAATACTGGTAGTGTAGCAACTTCTATTACTGATTCATCAGGATTTTGGGTTATATCAAGAACTGCATCTAATAGTAGAAAGTTATACAGAAATGGTACTTCATTATTAACTAATACAACTGTTTCAGTTGCAAGATCTACAGCTACAATTCCAGTATTAGGGCAAAAAGGTGCTACTAATACAATGGGTGCTTACTTAGCAAAGAATCATAGTTTTGCATCTATAGGAACAGGTTTAACTGATACTGATGTAACTAATTTAAATACAGCAGTATCAGCATTTCAAACAGCATTAGGTAGATAAAAATATTATTATGATAGAAGTAGGTTTATTAACAGATTTACAAAAAGATGATTTAGTAGGACAATGGTATGCACCTGATTCCTACTTTAATCCTATTCAAGATTTTAATGATGATTGGGTTATTTCTACAGAAGAAATTGACCAATGTATAAATCCTGATTTTTTGTGGGTAAAGAATTTACCCCTAATTGAATATATCCCTAAAGAATAAAAATGAAAATATTCAGACCCCAATTTACAATTAAATCAGAGTCAGAAAAAGAAAAGATACAAAGAGAGTTAGATGAGATAAGACAAAGGTTATCAAATAAGATTAACACTAAAATGCAAAAGTGGTTAGTGTTATCTGACATTCACAGACCTTTCCATAATCAAGTATTATGGTCTAAGGTTTTACAGTTAATTAAAGATTTAGGTAGTTCACTATATGGAGTTATACTAGCAGGAGATTACCTTGACCTATACACACTTGGCAGTTATAATGCAGAATCACTTGCTAATTTGTCAGGCCTTACATTACAAGATGAATACATAGATGGATTACAAGGTATTGATGAATTAAATTCAGTACTACATAAAGATGCTAAGAAGTTATTTTTATTTGGTAATCATGAGGATAGATATTTCAGACATGTAAAAGAAAAGGATAATGCCAAATATGGTGGAGCATTATTAAATCCTATTGAAGCATTGTACTTACATGAACATAACTGGGAAGTTAAAACAGATTGGCAATCAGATTACTTTACTCTTGGTAAACATTTAGATGTAATACATGGAGTATATACTAGTATCAATGCAGCTAAAGCACATCTTGATAAAACTCAACATTCAGTAATGTTTGGCCACACACATAGAGTACAATGTTTTCATACTGGAAACAAAGCTGCTTATAATATTGGTGGATTATATGACATTAAGAGTAAAGGATTTTCATATATGCCTAGGTTACAAAGAGAAACATGGGCAAATGGATTTGCTATTGTAAATATAAATGATGATGGAGAGTTTTATGTAGAACAGGTAAATGTATGGAAGGATAAATTTTTTGCAGATAGTAAAATGTATTAAAACTATTTGTTGATTAAGTGATAATTTTTTAAGATATTTGTTATGAAAAAACAAATATCTTTTTATATGAATAAAGTAGAAGTTCTTTTAATCAATATTGATGAAGCTTTTCATGATTTACAATTTGAACCTGAAAGGCATATATACAGAATAGGTAATAAAACATTACCTTCAGTATCATCAATGATTAAAAAACATGTAGAACCTTTTGATGAAATATATTGGGCAAACAAAGTTGCCAATAAAAGAAAATGTTCTGTAGCAGAAGTATTAAAAGAGTGGGAAGATAAGAGAAATAAATCTACAACTAATGGGACTAGTGTTCACTTATTTGCAGAAAAATGGTGGGAAGATAAAACTAAAGTTGCTACAACAATACAAGAACAAGGGTTAGAAAAATTCCTAAAGTATATAACAGAAGAAAAAGGATATGAATTAGTTTGTACTGAAATACAAATGTATTCTAAAATATATAACTATGCAGGTACTTGTGATTTATTAGTTTATGATCCTATAAATGACAAAGTTATCTTATTAGATTACAAAACAAATTTTGAATTAGATAAACAATATAATTATTTATTAGAACCATTTAATTACTTACCTGATACTCAATCAAATAAATATCAAATACAGTTGAGTTATTATCAGATAATGTTAGAAGAAGCAGGAATAAAAGTAGATGAGAGATATGTAGTTTGGTTAAAACATAATGGTGAATATGAAATGAGGTATTGTAATGATTTTACTGATACACTTAAAAACTATTTAAATGAAAATAATTGAAGCTATACAAAGAGTGCAATCTCTATACTCTAAAGGTGTTGCTGCTGATGATAGAAGATTAACTAATAGACATATTTACAGTAAACTAAGAACTGTAAGATCTAGATTGTTATATGAAAAAATAAATAAAAGACAATATATATCAAGTGTAAATTATCAGGTGTTAGGTTGTGTAGAGTTAGTTAAGGCACCATTATCTGAGTGCCCTTGTCTTCCACCTTTAGGATGCTGTATATATAAAACTAAACAACCTCTTCCTACTCCAATTAGTGGGATTAATGGACACATTATTAGAAGTGTTACATCTTTAGATGGTAATATAGTTTATTCTGAAATTACATGGCAGGATAAGAAGTATAAGCAATATGATAAATATACTGCTACAAAACCTGACTATTTTATTTCTAATGAGTATTTGTATGTAACTGCAAAAAATGAAACTGAAGTTATCAGAATTGAGTTATTGTTAGATGATCCTTTAGAAGCTTATTCATTTCCTTCTTATTGTCCTGTAGTACAACAAGATTGTACTTCACTATATGAGAGAGAATTTAACTTGGATAACTCTATGATTGATGCTTTACTTGAACTTACAGTACAATCATTGTTAGTACCATTTAATGCAGGTGTAGAAGATTCATCTAATAATGCTAAGGATAATCTAGAGAATACAACTAAATAATAGAATATGAGTAAAGGAAAGAAATTAGAAACATTTATCACAGCATATAAGAATTATAGAAAGAATAATAAAGCAGTAACAAGAAAAGAATACTTAGATATAGTTAATGGATTTGCTGAGTTTTTAATGGATTGTATATTGAATGCAGAAACAGTATATCTTCCAGAGAAGTTAGGAGTAATACAAGTTATAGGTAAAAAACTACAACCTAAAGTTACTGATGATGGAATACAAGGATTAAGTATAAACTGGGGAGCTACTGTTAAACTGTGGAAAACATGTGAACCTTGTAAGGATAAGCAACAAAAGGTATATTATTTTAATGAGCATAGTGATGGAATAAGGTATAGATTTATGTGGTCAAGGACTGCTATGTTGATGACAAACAAGTATTTATACACTTATGTTCCTAATAGAAGAAGTAAATATAAGTTACATGAAAAGGTAAATGAGGGTAAAGAGTATCAGTTATTAGAAGGAAGATATGCTCCATTTACTAAGTCAAAAAATAAAATTAAAAATACAGAGATATGAGTAATGAAGTTACACCTTATGTATCTATAAATAGAATCTTAGGAAAACTAAGAAGAGATTATGGTACTGTACAAAATATAAGTGAATCTGATATGATAGAGTGGGCAGCAGAAGCTTTAGAAGCTATTGGTGCCATTACTCTTTATGAGGAAGCTGTTGCTTTTATTGAAGTTAGAAATCATCAGGCAGAGTTACCTAATGGACTTCATGCTATTGTTCAGATAGCTAGAAATACTTGTTGGGATGATGTTACAGGATGTGGTGCTTGCCCTTCAGATGTAATTCAGTCTGCTATTGAAAGTAATCAAACTACTTCTCAAAATACTACTCCTATTCCTGTTGCACTTAACTGTGATGGTGAACCTATAGATGCTTATGAGTTAGCATACTATAGACCTTACTATGATATGAGAAATGAAACAGGATACTACTCTAACTCTTATCTTTTTAATAATTGTTTTTCAGTAGTGAGGTTATCTAATCATTCATTTTTTAATTCATTGGTATGTCAACATCCTGAAGGAGAAAAACTTTACTCTGAAGGATCAGGTATGTTTAATGAATACACTATTATAAATGGAGATACTTTAAGATTAAGTTTTGAAAAAGGACAAGTAGCAGTATCTTATGTTAGAGTACAAGTTGATGATGATGGTTATCCTATGATGCCTGACCATTATTCTTATACTACTGCAGTAACCAAGTATATTATATATAAATTAATGGAAAGAGAGTTTTATGCTAACAGAGAAGGGGCAGTATCTAAGTTACAAAAAGCAGAACAAGACTGGCATTGGTATTGTAAACAAGCTCGTAATAGAGCTATGATGCCTAAAGGTGTTGACCAATGGCAAAACATTCTTGAACAAAGACAATACTTGTTACCAAGAAATACAAGATACTATGGATACTTTGGTAAAATGTCAAGACCTGAATCTCGTAAATTTGATGATCCAGATTTCAGAAACTATTTCAGAGGTTATTATAACAGATATATATAATGGATAAAAATACAAATAGACCACATAAGGGTATGCTACAGGATAACAATCCTGTAGATCAACCCAAAGAAAGTTATAGATATGCACTTAATGCTGTCAATGAAACTAATGATGGTAATAGAACTCTTTTATCTAATGAAAAGAGTAATGAGTTATGCTGGTCATTACCTGCTGGGTATTTACCTATTGGTCAAGTATATACTGTAAATAATGAAGTAGTAATATTTTCTACTGATGGTATTGATAGTGAAATAGGTATAGTTAGAGATTGTATTTATGAATCTATAGTTAGTTCTTCATGTTTTAACTTTACTGTTCAATATCAGATAGATGCTATATACAGACTTAGAAATGGTTGTGAAAGAGTAATTTATTTTACTGATGGATATAATCCTGTAAGACAAATAAATTTAGACAAGTTAAGCTTTTATTATACTGATGCTTATAAAGCATGGTTAGAAAATCCTGTAGGGCCTTGGGTTGGAGAAAAATATAATTGTGATTTATTTGCAATTATTCCTCCTTATCAGATACCATGTTTTTCTGAAGCTCAAGTTATAAATGGAGGTAAATTATTATCAGGTTCATATAACTTTGCTATACAATATTTAGATTCTGATTTTAATCCTACTCCTTGGATTACTGTATCTAGACCTATAAATATTTATACTGATAGTATTAATATAGGATATTTAAACATTGATGGTTCATCAAATATAGAATCTGATGCTTTAGGTGGAACTGCTATTCCATCTAATAAAGCTATACAATTAACTCTTACTAATCTTGATGAAAACTTTACCTATTATAGAATAGCAGCAATTCAAGCTACATCATTTAATGGAACAGTTACTTCTGTTATTGCATCTGATACAGTACCAATAAGTCAAATTACATTTATATTTGATGGTAACCCCTCATCTTATACTGAAATATCAATTAATGATATTTATCCTAGTAGATTAAATCTTGAATATGCTCAACATATAGAACAATTAGAGAATAGATTAATCTTAGCTAACACTAAAGGTAAACAAGTAAACTTTTGTGAATTTCAAAAATATGCTTCTAAGATTGCATCCCATTATATTATTAAAGATGTAGAAGATACTAATGTAAGAGCTGAAGGTAATCCTAAAAATCCATTATCACCTTTTGAATGTGTAGGATTTATGGGTGGTGAAGTATATGCTTTTGGTATAGTATATGTTTTTAAAGATGGATTTGAATCTCCTGCATATCATATTCCTGGACCACCAGTAAATAAAAGATGGGATTGGAATACTAATACTTGTAAAGATGTAGTTACTGATTATGGTAAATTACGTGATAATAGAGATATTACTTCTTGGAATACAAATATAGAACATATTGTTCCTCAATCATTAGCAGGATTATATGATGCAGGAGCAATTTTACCTTATGTACAAAGATGGAGAGTAAATGAAACTGCTATTGCAACAAGTCCTGGTGTTGAAGGACATATGGCATTTTGGGAATGTTCTACTTCTATGTATGATAAAAGAGAATCTTGTTTAGATGAAGATTATTGGGGAGTAGATTTTTGTGGTGACCCATTAGAAGGTACTAAAGTTAGACATCATAGATTTCCATCAAGAACTTTAGAACCTCATGTAAATAATAATGGAGGTATTAATACTTTTTATAATATTGTAGCTAAGGTTAAACTTATAAGTGGACCATGGCCAGATCCAGGAAATCCTGTAGATTTATATACTGATTATCTTTTAAATGCAATACCTCAAACTACTGTAATATCTCCTATTAATGAATCAGATTTAGATCCTACTACTTTAGAATATACATTTACTGTAGCAACAGAGCTTGCAAATGCTCCTATGTTAATAACTAATATTGTTTGTAATCTTGATCCAGCAAGTCTTTGTGTTGCATATTCTTCTAATTTTGAAGTAACATATACAGTAGAGTTTGCATATCAAACTTCTTATAATTATTCATCATTAAAATTATTAGGTGTACAATTTGACAATATAGAGTACCCTCATCCTGATATTGTAGGACATTACTTTGTTAGAGCTGAAAGAGATGAATTTAATAGAACAATATTAGATTCAGCTATAGGAAATAAAATGAGAGAAGTAAATACTGATTCTTTTAACTATATTACTTTCTCTTATTTTACTCAAGAAAATACTGATGGGTCATATCATAATTATTTTTTTGCTCCTAAGTTTATGTATCAAAGACAAGACTTATCTCCTCAATATATAAAGTCAGAATTACTATTTGATGCTAATAGTGTAAGTTTAGGTGATATAATAGAAGATGCTGTTGGTAACTGGGTAGTAGATGTTGATACTGTAGTAGAATACAGAATCCAAAACTATAGTGGAACTAGTAATGCAGCATGTGGAAATAATCATACTCCTTTAGCTTTTATGACTTTAAATGGAGCATCTTATGATGATAATTTTACTCCAGGTAGAAGAGTTTATAATAACTCATTAGTTAATAATATTCAAGTAGGTAGATTAGGTAGCCAATTACCAATTAATCCTAGTGAACAACGTGATTTACCTTATGTTACTTATAGAGTAGAAAGAGATGTACATTGTAATCTTGATGGTATTAAGTATTACAAGATGCATAATTGTATGATTGAAAATGAAGTTAGTCCAAGATTATTTGCAGGAGATGTATATATAACTCAATTAAAATTATCTAATACTTTATTTAGAGAATTTTTTGATGGCCCTGAAGATATGATAGTTAATGCTTTAGGATTATTTGCAATAGCAGTTTCTACAATATTAACCTTAGTAACTTTTGGTGCTGCTACTCCATTGTTAATTGGTGTAGTAGTATTGTATAGTATAGGTATTACTGCAATAGGTATTACTGCATTAGTACAAGCAATGAAAGAATCTGATTTAGATCAAACAGTTACAGATCCTGAATTAGATGGAATAGATACTTATTATAGGTCTTTTGTAGCTTATGCTAATGAATATATCAGAGGTGTATATGTAGAATCTGAAATCAATACAGCATTAAGACAAGAAACTAATAATGAGTGTGGAACTTATTATAAAGAAAATAGACCTATAGTACAACATTATAGAGATAAGATAATGTTCTTTAATTATGATGAAGAAAAATGGGTTCCTAAAGCTGCACCATGTCCTGAACCTTATCATTATAATGTAGACTTTTCTAGAATGGCTAAAGAGAAAATTTATTTTCCTTTACTTAGATCTTATGATTGTTGTTCAGAATGTTTAGAAAGTTTTCCAACAAGAGTATATTACTCTGAACAAAGTTTTTCAGAAGAAAATGGAGATAACTTTAGAGTTATCCTTTCTAACAACTATAGAGATATAGAAGCTGAACATGGTTCTATAACTGACTTAGTTAGAAAGAATAATAGTTTATTTATACTTACTGAAGAATGTTTATGGTACTTACCACAAAATGTACAACAATCAGTAGTTAGTGATATAGTTACCTTTTTGGGAACTGGTAGTTATTTCTCTATACCTCCTAGAAAGGTAGTAGATTCTGATATGGGTAGTGCAGGTACTAGACATAAATGGTCAGTAGTTAAAACTCCAATAGGTATAGTATATATATCTGAAATAGAAAAAGCAGTTTATATTACAGCAGGAGAAGGATTGCAAAAGATTTCTAATCAAGGAATGTATAATTGGTTTTTTGAAAATGTAGAATCTTATTTAGGTAATCAGTTTTTACAATTAACTGGTCAAGAGTTTCCATATTTGAATAACCCTAATAATCCTAATGCTGTAGGTATCCATAGTGTATATGACCCTAGACATCAAAGAATACTTATAACTAAAAGAGATTATAAACTTTTACCTCCTTATTCTGAAAGTATTACAATTGTAACTGATCCATTATTTACAGGATATGTAGAAGATCAAATATATTACATTGAGTTTTTAGAATTGTTTGCTGTTGGAGATGATGAAGGTGGAGCAACTCCTATATTCTTTACTAATGAAGAATACTTTGAGAACAAATCATTTACAATAAGTTTTTCACTATTGTCAAATACATGGGTATCATTCCATTCTTATTTACCATTATTTTATTATAGTGACCAACATAATTTTTATTCTTCTGTAGGTACTACTAACTTATATAAACATAATATAATAGGTAACCATCAAAAGTTTTATGGTGTAGATTATCCATATATTCTTGAAACAGTATCTGTATCTAATCCATTAACTACAAGACTATGGGAAGATATTACATTAGAAACTTATGCAAGAACTTGGGATGCTATCAATAAAGATTACTATGATGTAAGATGGAAAACATTTAATTATGTTACACTATATAATAGTAGACAAACTACAGGTGAATTAGAGATGATTGTTAAAGATACTCAAGCTGATCCTGAAGATTATTATAAGCAACAAACTACTAACTCTAATACATCTATTGTAGTAGATAGAAAAGAAAGAGATTGGCATGTAAATGATTTTAGAGATATGAGAATTGATTATACAATTCCTATGTTTACTAAAGACTGGACTGCTTTAGCACCTGAGTATCCTATTGATAAAGTAATTAATCCTGCAGTTATTGACATAGATAAAGACTGGTCTGATCAAGAAAGTTTCAGAGATAAATATTTAATTATAAGACTCAGATTTGCTAACTTTGAAGAAGTAGAATTGACTACAAACTTTGTTATTGAAACTGAACAACAATCTTTCAGATAATGGCTAAAAGAAAAAAATATAAAAATGGTGGAAATGTAAATCCAACAGATCCATCAATAGATTTTTTAAAACAAATGATAAATAGTCCTTTGTTTAATGAAAGATATGCTAGTATGGTAAATAAACCTATGAGTGATATAGGTGATGAAGCAAGTAAGTATAGAGAATTTTTAAACAATAATTTAAATACAGTTAAGATTGGAGATTGGGAAAATTCTAACAAAGGAAATTGGAATGGATTATATAATCTTCAATATAGTGATGATGAAAAAAATACATTAAATAATAAGTTACAATCTTATCAAAAACAAAAACAAGATTTTATATCTAATCATGGATTAAGTAATATAAATACTAATTCATATCTTAAAGATGAACTTAAAGGTTTTTCTCAAAAAATAAATAATTATAAAAATAAATTAGATAATCCTCATACTGTATTTATAAATCAAAATCAAGATTTACCAGCAACAAAAATACATGAGTTATCACATGCATCTACAATAGGTCATAAAGGATTAAACACTAATAATAAGTTTAATATAGATCTTAATAATATACCTGATAATTTTAAACAAATATATTCTGATAAAGAATATTATGAAAATCCTACAGAAATAAAAGCAAGAGTAGATGCTGTTAGGAAATGGATGATGGATAATAAACTATATGATCCAGTTAATGAAAAATTTGAAAAAAAACATTATGATGAGTTAAAAAAATATTCGCCTTCTTCTCCTATTTATGATACAAATAAAGAGAATGGATTTCAATCACAAATGCAAGATTTAATGATTCCATTTAAAGAAGAAGATGTAATTAAAATGTTTAATTCTTTTGTTAAAAATGATAATCTTTCTTCAGTTCAAACTGCAGCTTTAGGCGGTAAAATAACTAACAATATGAAAAAGAAAAAAAATAAAAAATTATCTATAGATAATGGATTACCTAAATATCTTCCTGGTGGATTTATTAATGCATTACCAGTTATTGGTGCTTCTGTAAATGAAGTAAATAAATTATTTGGATTACCTGTATCTAATATGTCATCAGATAATAATAGTAGTGCAAATGGATTAAGTAAAGCTGCAGAAGGATTAGCAGAAGCTGCTAAAGGATCAAGTACAGCTAATGCTTCAGGTGCTGGAGGAGGATTAGGTTCTTTAGGTAAAGGAGCAGGTAAAGGATTACAATCTTTAGGAAGTAAAGCTGCAGGTTCATTACAAGGAAATTTAGGTAACTCAAGTAATTTAGCATCAGGGATGGGAGCTTTATCTCCATTAATTGGAGCAACTGGAAAAGCAGTTTCTGAAATGGTTAATTCATTTATTGAACCTGAAGAAAATTATAGAACTACACTTAGAAATATAGGAGCTCATTATGCTAATGGTGGTAAGATAAATATTAAACCATCTAAGAGAGGTACATTTACTGCAGCTGCAACAAAGAGAGGTAAAGGTGTTCAAGAGTTTGCTAGACAAGTATTAGCTAATAAAGATAACTATTCTCCTGCTATGGTTAAAAAAGCTAACTTTGCTAGAAATGCAGCTAAGTGGAAAAAAGCTATGGGAGGTTTAGTAGAACCTGAGATATTTGAAATGGGTGGTAATATTACTCCTGTAAATATGGGAAATTCTACATCTCTTGATTCTGATATGATGGAAGGTAAAGTTCCTTCTAAAAAAGAATTGATGAATTATTTAAGAAATTTTTCTGATGAATCTCTTCAGCAAAGATTAAATAAATCTTTACAAAAACAAAACTTTAATAGTAACTTAAAAGGTACATCATCTGGTAAAAACAATATTGGATTAAATTATAAAGCAGGTCCTTTTACTCAATCAACAAGTATAACTAATGATCGTAGATTAGCTCCTATTGATAAGTTTACATTTGCTAGTGATAACCCTACTAATTCACAATTAAATCTCAATACAAGGTTAGGATATAAAGATAAGTATGGATTTAAAGGTAGTGCAGATTATTCAAATTCTACAGCTAAAGATAACCCTAATGCAAAATTTAATCTTGGATTTAATAAATATGGATTTACTGGTGATTATAATTATAATTATGATAGAGATAATCCCAATTTTAATTTTGGTGGAGGCTATTCAGGTAATGGAGTTGATGCAAATTTTAAAGCATCAAAAAGTAAAGATACTCCTTATGATTATGATACTAATATTAATTATGATAATAATGGTATAACAGGAAACTTTGGATTTACTGGTAACAAAACTAATCCTAATTATAACTTTGGATTAGGTTATACCAATAATGGATTTAGTGGTAATTTTGCAGCATCAAAAAGTAATGAAGATCCTTTTAATTATGAAGCTAGTTTAGGTTATGATAATAATGGTGTAACTACTGGAGTTAAATTTACTGGAAACAAACTTGATCCTAAGTATAATTATAATTTTAATTACTCTCCAGAAAAAGGAGGATTTGGTACTAATACAAATATTGATTTTAGTAAAGATAATATTGATGCTGAATTAGGACTTAATTATAAAAATAAAAAATTTAATACTGGTGTAAATTATAAAACATCTGTTAATCCTGAAGAAGAAACTCAAACAAATAGTTTAGATGCTAGACTTGGGTATAGAGGTAAAAACTTTAATGCTGGGGTTGATTATGAAAGACAATTTGCAACAGAAGGAAATCCTGCTACAAATAAAGTAGGTGTTAATGTTGGATATAATAAAAATGGTTTTGGTGTTAATGCTGGAGTTAATTATAAAACTTTAAGTGAAGCTCAAAAAGAAATGGATAAAGCATCACCATTTGAAGTTAAAGCAGGAGTAACATATACTCCTAAACGTAAGGCAAAAGAAAAAACTACACCTTGGAAATTGCCTTCAGAATTAATTAAAAAAGTTGAGCCTATGAAACCATTAATAAATGAAAAACAATTAAGTAAAAAACAAAAAGCTATTAATGACCTTAATAAAGCAATTGCTTTATCTAAAGAATTAAAACTTAAAGCATATGGTGGATACATGGATGCATTTGATGCTATGGCATTAGGTGGGGTAACTAATAATAATCCTACATTTCCACCACTAAGAGCAACTGCATCTGATAGCTTAGATGTATATAAATCAGCAATTGATTTTGAAAATAAAATGAAAGGTTTAGGTTATGAAAAACAAGGTACCTTTGATATGTTTGATGCTTATAATCAATTTATAGATACTGATGAATTTGGATTAACTAATGGAAAACTTAAAGTTAAATCACCTGATAGAAAATTAGAACAAGTTAAATTAACAGGAACTGCAGCAGCTAAAAATCCTAACAAACAAGTTAAAGATGTAGGAGATTTTTATTCTAATAAAAAAGTTAATGATTATAAGTATAATGTAGCTGAGTTACTTTCTCCTTTAGGTTATAATACAGATCTTCCTTATCAAGTATTAGATGAAAGAATAGCTCCTCAAGGAGCTGCAAAATATACTTTAAGTAATCCACTTAACCCTAAAGCTGAAGATGCTGCAATAATGTTAAACTATGACCCAATTGCAGTTAAACCATATGCAATGAGAACTCCTGCTGAACAAGCTGAGTATGAAAAAAGATATGGTAAACTTCAACCTGCTGTTAATGTTTCACCAACAAGTAATGTAGTACCTGTATCTGACCTTAGACCTGGTGCTAAAAAATATTTTGAAAATTATAGAAAAGAAGGTAACCCTGAATTAGCAGATAGAGATGAAGCTTTATATAGAAAAATTTTAAGATCAGGAGTTGTAACTGGTGAAGAAGCTGTTAACTTAGGAGTTCCTGGAGTTCTTCAAAGATTTGGATCTCAAAAAGCTATGGGTGGAATGATAGATCCTTTAATGGCATTTGGTGGTATGATAGACCCATCAATGTATATGGAACAAATGATGTATGGTTCTTATGCTGGTGGTGGACAAGTTCCTCAAAACATTCCTGTTGAAGTAGAAGGTGAAGAAATGTATGAATTACCTAATGGACAAACAGGAGAGTTTCAAGGTCCTAAACATGAAAATGGAGGAATACCTATTGCTCTTCCTGAAGGTACTAAAATCTATTCTGACAGATTAAAAGTAGATGGTAAAACTATGGCTCAAAGAAAAGAAAAAAGAGATAACAATATTAAGAAGTTAGAAAAGCTTCTTACTAAAAATCCTAGTGATAGGTTTATAAAAGAAGCAATTAAAAGACAACAAGAAACTGCATCTTTAGAAGAGCAAGGTGATATGCAAATGCAAGAGCAAGCTAATCAACAACAAGCTATGCAAGAGCAGATGATGGAAGAAATGTTAATGGGTGCTGCACAA